TGGAACATCGCCATTACCTGAGTATGAAGTTATAGGTCAGCGATCTGATGGTAAATGGATTGTTAGACAGGGTGATGGAGCGGATGCTGATATTTGGATTATAGAAGGCGATTATCAAATTGGCGATGAAGTTGATCCAGAAGATATGGAGAATGCTGTACGAGGCACAACTAATCCAGAGCCCGTTAGATGGGTATGGGACGTAGATATAGGTGTTTGGAATCCTGTATTTGATGATGATGAAATAGATCCTAATACTGGGTCTGTATTGATTTCTGACGGTCCTGATGAGCCAGAAGATCCTCCTGAAATACCAGCAGAAGGAACTGTTTTAAGTGAAGTATGTGATGTAAATGATCTTATTGTAGTTACTGCAGATGGAAAGGGGGGGTCAACAACCACTATAGAAGAAGGCGGATGTACAAACGGAGTTAAAAATGTAGAGCCTAGTGTTGTTCAAACAGTTAAGGGATTGTTAGGGGATATTATTACTGAGGTTGGAGGTAATGGCTCCGGTGATAGTTCTGGTGGTGACTCTGATGGTGAGGGTACTACTAGAACTATAAATCCAGGCTCTGACCCTGATCCAGTTATACCTGACCCTTCGGGTGGAAGTGGTGACGGTGGCGGTAACAATATTCCATCAGATATTGATTGCAATTCACCAAAAGCAAACTATGTACCAACTGGCAACCCCATAGAGTACAACGCACAATACAACTCATACTCAGCTGAATATGACGATGAATGTGGTGGTAATGGAGCTGGTGATAGTAGTGGAGACACTGGCGATGGTGATGATGGAGATGGAGAGCCTGGAGGAACAGATCCAGACAAAGGGGTTCGTATTGGAGAGCAATGCGATGGGACAACATTAGTTACAACTTATGCTGATGGTAGAGGAGGCTCTACTAGTCTTAGCACTGTTAACAGTCCAGAGTGTACTGGTGATGATGGAGATGGTACCGGAGATGGAAGTGGAGATGGTGACGGCAGTGGTGATGGCGATGGAGATGGCGATGGCGATGGCGATGGAGATGGGGATGGTGATGGGCTTTTTGGTGGAGGAGTAGCTGGTAAAGGAACTATTTTATCAACGCCTATTCCAGAGATTCCTTTTCAACAACCAGGTTTAACTCCAATTATTGAGCCTGCTAATGTTTATGCCGCAGTAGGACTAACAGGGGCAGGCGGTTTGTTTGGTGGAATGTCACAGCAAAATGCTATGCAAGGATCTGCTGAGTTGCTTGGTAGACTTTCTGGAAATGGATCATCTCAAAGCGCACAGTCGCAGTTTGGTCAAATGCCTCAACTTAGTAGTTTAGGTATGTTTGGCGGCAGGAGATTTATTTAATGACGTATTTAGATATTTGTAATGGTGTACTTCGTAGATTACGAGAAGATGAGGTAACTAATGTATCTGCGGATGCGTACAGCAAGATGGTTGGTGACTTTATCAATGATGCCAAAGATCTTGTAGAAACTGCATGGGATTGGTCTGCACTGCGCAGTACATTGACTATTACAACATCTGCTGACGATAACCTTTATTCTCTTACTGGCTTTAGAAGTGAAGGCAAGTTGCTTAATTTAATTAATGACACATCAAATCTGCAAATGGAATATCAAACTCAAGAGTGGTTTGATGATAAAGAATATATACAGCAAGCAGTAACTGGTGCTCCGCAGTATTATACCTATAGCGGGTTAGATGCGAGCGATGATTGTCAGATTAAAATTTATCCAACTCCTGATAAAGCGTATACATTACGAGCTAGAGTGGTTTTAAGAAACGTAGCCTTATCGTCTAATGCTGACACCCTTGCAATACCAAGCACTCCTGTGTTGCATATGGCTATAGCATTGCTTGCAAGAGAAAGAGGAGAAACTGGAGGAACATCTACAGCAGAGTATTTTGCTATTGCTGATCGACACTTGTCAGATGCTATTGCCTTAGATGCACAAAAACATCCTGAAGAAACTATCTTCTATACTCCTTAGGTTTTGATATGGCACAAGCATTACAAAACATAAGTTTGATGAGTCCAGGTTTCAGGGGAATAAACACTGAAGATTCTCCTATTGCCCAAGATACATCATTTGCTGAAATTGCTGACAATGCAGTTATAGACAAAGAGGGACGTCTTGCTTCTAGAAAGGGCAATAGCATACTAACAACAAACAAAACAGCTTTAGGCTCTGATTATATACATAATATACATGAATTTTATGACAGTGCTGGTAATGAAGTAATTTTCAGCACTGGCAATAATAAGATCTTAACTGGCACTACTACCTTAACGGACGCAACTCCAGGGTCTTATACAATTACTGCTAATGATTGGAAGATTGTAACCTTTAATGATAAGGCGTATTTCTTTCAAAGAGGTTTTGACCCTCTTGTTTATGACAATAGCAATGGGCTTAGGACATTTACGGTAGCCAATGGTGGCGCTACTAATGCTACCTTTAAGGCACATGAGGCTATTGCGGCTTTTGGTAGGTTGTTTATTGCTGGTAATGCTAGTAATGACACAGTTATTTATTGGTCTGACTTACTAGATGGCAATGCTTTTAGTGGTGGATCTAGTGGCAATATTGATGTAGCAAAAGTATGGCCAAATGGTTTTGACAAGATTGTGGCATTAGCCGCGCACAATGGCCTACTTGTTGTATTTGGCGAACAAAACATAATTATCTATTCAGGAGCAGACTCTCCTGCAAGCATGGCATTGAGCGACACAATCCCAGGTGTTGGCTGTGTGGATAGAAAGACAGTTAAGGCTGTCGGCAATGATCTATTTTTTCTCAGTCAGGACGGACTTAGAAGTCTAGGTCGATCAATACAAGAAAAGTCACTGCCTATTAATGATTTGAGCAGAAATGTAAAGCAAGATTTAATTGCAACAATTGCGGCTAAAACTAGCCCACTAACATCTGTATATAGTCCTGAAAACTATTTCTTTTTAATTGGCTTTCCAGATAGCAATCTTATTTACTGCTTTGACTTGCGAGGCGTATTAGAGAACGGGTCATACCGAGTGACTAAATGGCCTGGTGTTAACTTTAAATCATTTGCTAGAGACAGAAATGGCGATGTTTATATAGGCTCTACAAGTGGTATTGGCACGTATACCGGATCTACTGATGCTGGCAGTGGTTTTATATTTAGATACTCTAGCCCAGGTTTAACATTCGGGGATGCTAGCAAGATTAAGTTTCTTAAAAAGATTAGACCCACAATTATAGGCGGGTCTAATTCAAACCTCTTTCTTAAATGGGGTTATGACTTTGCATTAACTAGCAATGTTGCAAGCTATCAATCATCAAGTGGAACGCCAGCGTTTTATGGTGAGACAGAATACACTGTTGGCGAGTTTACTGAAGGCGAAGTAATTAACCGCAAATCCATTAACACTACTGGCTATGGCAATGTTGTCACAGTAGGCTTTGAAACTGAGATTAATGGTAACTCAATATCAATACAGGACTTTAACGTGTTGGCGTTATTAGGTAGGACACTATGAGCATAGGGCAGTTAGCTGGAACTATAGGTGGCGGGTTATTAAAACTTGGCACGGGGTTATTGCAAAATGCAGGAACTACTGCGGCAGTTACTGGTGGGCTTGCCGCAGTAAATAGCGCTTATAACCGTCTTGGAGATATTGGAGAAGCCGCTCAAAGAGGTGCGCTTGAGATAGGAGAGCTAGGCAGGGCTGATGCTCAGTTTAAGCCATTTAGCGTAGGAGTAGGCTCAACATCTGGTACGCCTTCTCAGTATTTTAGCTCTGATGTAGATGTAGCCGCTGATGGAAGTGTTTTAACTGACTTAAGTGCTGGTGAGCAGTTACTTAAAAACAAACTTCTTGAAGATGCAAGGCGACGAGCGGTTGTTTCTACTGATGCTTCAGGCTCTCAGGGGTTAGAAACTGCTGGGAAAAATGTGCTGACTAGAGCTAATGCAATGTTTGAAGCTATCCCTTCTGGATCAAGAGCGGATAGAGAGCAAAGGATATTTAATAGGCTTAGAACTATTCAAAGGCCAGAAGAAGAAAGGGCTAGGCTAGCATTAGAAGAAAGGTTATTTAACCAGGGCAGGCTTGGTGTAAATACCGCTATGTATGGCGGCACATCTGAGCAATTAACTTTGGCTAAAGCTCAAGAGGAAGCTAAAAACAGAGCCGCAGTTATGGCTATAGAGCAAGCTGAACTAGAAAGAATGAATCAGGCAAAGCTAGCCTCTGATACTTTTGGCTTAAGTGGTAGGTTGTTAGCAGGAAATCTTGGACTTCAAGCCGCAGAGCAAGGCATGGGTCTGAAAGCTCTTGAAGCCGCGTACAGGCCAGAAACTCAGGTTTTAGCAGGATTGCGTCAAGGCTTGCTTGCGTCTCAGGTAGCGCAACGTGGACAGCTATACGGAACCGGATTGTTTGGTGAGGCGTCTATGGGCGGATTGGAAGCTCTTTTACAATCTGGCGTTGGTCAGGCAAACCTTATGGGTACTATTGGCTCTGGCTTGCTTGCTGGTGCTTTAACACCACAGCCTCAAGGATCAAGTGGTGGATTGGTAAGTATTTTGAATGCGATAGGAAAAACTATTTTTCCATCTTCTGATATGCGACTTAAAACTGATATTCAGCATGTTGGCTCTCAAGATGGCGTAAACATCTACACATGGAATTGGAATGACGAAGGCAAAGAGATTGCCGGAGATCAGCCTCAGATTGGTGTACTTGCTCAAGAAATTCAACAAACAAATCCTGATGCAGTTGTGAAGGGAGAAGATGGGTATTTGAGGGTAGACTACAACAAAGTATTTGGAGGCAACTAATGTCTTTGTTTGGTAGAAGATCAGGTCAGTTTGGCTTTAGTCGCAATGTAGGAAATTCCCTGGCTAATCCTTCTTATTTAGATGCACTTGGAACTAGTGCAATGCTTGCTGGCTCTTTGCCGCAAAGAAAAGAAGTCCAAGATCAACAAAATGAAATGATGAGGATATTAGATAGCGGCGACCCGCAGGCCATTATTAACTACTCATTACAACAAGCACGGGCTACAAATGATCCAGAGTTACTATCGGCTGTAAAAGCCGCGCAAGCAAGACTAACAACACAAACAAAACAACAGAAAGTTGCAAGTTTGTTGACTCGGTATGCTGATCCTAACATTTCTGATTCTGCAAGAAGCGGAGCATTATCTAGCGCCAGAAAATTACAAGCTGATCCATTAACAGGGATGAGTTTATCTCAACTTAATGGCCTTATAAGCAGTGCTGAAACCCAATACAGTAGGGCTTTTGCAAACATGGCAGAAACCGCGTATGCATCTGGAGAGGGTAGCGAAGCTCGAAACAATTTTATTTCTCTTCATGGGACTCGAGCAACTTCTGCTTTAAGGTCTATTCAAGCTGGCGAACAACGAGATCAAAATGTAATAGACCAGGCTGGTAATGAAGTTAAACGACTTGCTGATCAAGATACTCTTGAGAGTTTGTTGACTAGATTTGCTACTTTGTCTGGCAATGTTGAGTCGTATAAAGATAACAAACCAGAACTTTTGTCTATTGAAAAAGATTTAATTGCATTAGGAGAAGAGTCACAGTTTGTTGATAGCAGTACTTATGTTGGTCTTGTTCAACGAACAGGAACAGAGTTATATAAAAATCGCCGCGCTAGTGATAAAGCCGCGCGTGAAGCAGATGATTTGCGACAAGATCAAGTCATAGATGGCCTGGTTGAGGAGTTTTTAAATAACGCTGAAAACTTTAACACTTCTCAGTTTATGCAAATTGTAAGGGCTGAGAATCAAGGAAATTATGACTTAGACCAATCTCATTTAGCTACATTAAATGATCGCTTGAAAGATGCTGATGAAGAGCGGCAAAGTGGAGTAAGTTTATTCCGCGAAGGCAAACTTACAGATTCAAGGCAAGATTGGCTAGACAATAACCCAACATTTGATCTTACTACATTTTTAGAAAAAACAGGTGGCAGTGAGATAACTAAAAGTTTTGGAGAAACATTAAAAGAATATCAAGATCCGAAAACAAGCCCACGAAAAAAAATACAGCTTGGAAGATTTATTTCTGAAGCTATTGATTTAGCTAAAGACGAACAAGAAAAAGTACGCAGATCAGACGAGTATCGCTCAACAACTATTGAAAGCACCTTTAGCGATTACCTCGACATGGGCGATCCTGAAAAGCTGGGTTATCAACCTGGGCGAGCGTTATCAAATCAAGTTACGATAGCTGGGTTTGATTTTGGATCTCCTGCTATGTACGACATTGTGCGTCAAATGCGCGATGCTACAGCAGGGCCTCTTGCCGATGACTATAAGAAGTTAGAAAAACAACTTGATTTGCAGTTACAAATGAATCCTGATGCGGCTAATGACCCAGAAGTATTTATTGGTAATGCGTTTAAAGAACTAAAGTTTTTTGAAAAGTACGTTTCTGGTCAAGATGTTGTAAATGAACGAGACGAAGATTTAGAAAACGTAAGGGCTCAGATTGAAATAGAAAAAGAAGCTATAGTTTCTGAGCATAACCGACAATTTCCAGATAATAAAATTTCCACCGAAGATGTAACAGAGCAAGTTGCTTATTTATCAATACAAGAGCAGTCAGCAAGAAGGTTGGCGCAAGAACAAGCAGATGTGGCGGCAAACATTCGTCGCGTTAGAGAAATGGTTAGAGGTAGCAGAGGCGAAAATCTTTTGCGCAGGCCAACAAGATCGGAGTATTTTGCAGAAAATCCATCAGAACGTACTGCTGGTGTTGAAACAGCAGTGACTACTGCAGTGGCTCCAATTATTGGACTTGGCAAAATACCTGGGATGCTTACTGGCCGTAATGAGCAAAGAGAAAGCGAATGAAAAAACCTAGCGACAAATATCGTAGGTTTAGAGACTTTATAAAAGTAGAGTCAGATGATAACTACAACATTATTGTAGGAGGAGAAGAAGTACCTCTTACAGATATGACTATTGGTCAAGTTTTGCGTTATCAAGCACAATTGCAAAATCAAGGCCGTGATACATCTGCTGGCGCATATCAAATAAAACTTTCTACTCTTCAAGCAATAGTAAAAAGAGATCCAGATAATTTTAGTTTGGGCCAAAAGTTTGATGAACGAATACAAGATCTTGCCGCAGACAATCTTATTGATGAGCGAGTAAGGCGTGCAAACATTGATGTAAAAGAAAATAACAGGTCATTCAGGGATGCATTTTTAGATCAGCTATCAAAAGAGTGGGCTGGGCTTCCTGTTGTTCGTGATATGCAGGGTAGTGCAAGAGAAGTTAAAAGAGGGGAGTCGTATTACAGCGGCGTAGGAGACAACAGAGCATTAACAGAGAAAGGCGCAACACCTGAAGAGCTTGAGCGTCAGGTTGATATGATTATTGATCCATCTGCATTTAGATCAGATGGAAGTCGTAAATCTCAAAGAGGATTTCTTGGGCCAAAAGAAAATGTAAATACCGGCGAAACAATGACGGAGTTTTCTATTGGAGTAAAAATAGATGGTGAAGAAACTGAAATACCATCTATGGTCCCTGGTTTAACAGACGAAGAAGTACAAGCAATTACTCGTGGAGAAATGCCGGATAGTGTTCCTCCAAAAGCTAAAGAGTTTGCCTTAAAAAGAAGAGCAGAAGGCAAGCCATATTTTTATCAAGATGGTGAAGAGTTACAAGAAATTATACCGACTCAACGCGGACAAATTCCTTTGCCATCTGGTGCAGATGGATTTGTTAGTGGAACTAAATTAGAAAACTTAAGAATACAAGAGCCAGAAGAACAAATAGCTACTATTCCAGCTACACAGATAGGAGCATCTAATTACTTTTCTCCTGTAGAAGAAGAGTCTGATATTGCTTTAGAGTCTGACAGTTTTGAGTTATCGCCTATAAAAGCACGACCAGAAAGCAAGCCAGCTAGTGAAATTTATTCTGAATCGTTTATTACTAAGGGTGTTGATGCATTGCAAGAAATGCTACAGCCCGAAAAAGATATTAGCGATGTATTGCCTTTTATTCCTCCTCCCACTAGAGAACGGGTCAGCGAGCGACCTTTTGTTGATAACAGAACTCCAGAGCGCATAAAAGCAGATGAGGCGTTTGAAACATATTACAAGCATCACAAAGAACAGCGCAGAGAGCGTCTTGCTGGGCGTACTAGGTCAGCATTAGCAGGTGCAACATTTAGATGGAATGACGAGTTAGAGTCGTTAATAAGATATGAGTCAAAGAAAGCAAGAGGCATAGAAGGGTCTTATCAAGAAGAGCTTGATTATGTTCGCGGTGCTCAAGATCGTTATGAGCGATTGCATTTTGGTGAGTCACTGTTGTTTGAAGGTTTTGGCGCAGTTCCAAGTTCACTTGGTCTTTCAAGTAGCCTTGCTAGAGGAATAACAACATCTGTAGTTCGTAAACGTAGATTAGAAAAAAGGGCGCAAGAAAAAGGTCCGAGGCCAGGAACATTTTTGGCTGGCAGAGATGCTAAAGGCAGATTTAAAAAGCAAGCAGTACGTCCTCCGCCTATAGATTTTAGAATACAAAACCCAATGGGTCAGTTTGTTATTGAAGGTGGCATTTATGGCACGGGGTCAGGTGACACATTTGAAGAGCGAGCTTTTTATGGAGGCGTAGGAAGTTTAGCTGGCTTAGGTCTTGGCAAAGTTACTAGCATGATGAGTAACAGAACATCATCTGGCGGCTTAAGAACTCAAGCTGATGAGGTTGCAGACGAGAGCATTCCTGCAACTAATGATGCTGTTAATTTAAATTTAGAGCGCGCTAAAGATAATGAAATTTATGTTGAGGTAGATAACCCAAGATACACACAAAAACCCTTGAGTGAAGCGCAAACAGTTGGGGAGTTATGGACCGGTTTAACTGGTGCTTTACGCAATTTTTATAACGACAAAATGACAGGGCTATCTGATCGTCTTGGTCGAGAAGTTAGCAATGATGTTATGGGCCGTTATCAAAGAGGCAACCAAGCCGCTTTACGGGTCACTAACAATGAGAT